GTCTACTTTACCCTGACTTCTATCGCCAACGCCATCCCACAAAGCGGCGGTACGTTCACAGGCGCGGTATCGGGCACAAGCTTTTCTGTACCTACGGGGACGCTTTATCCGTTGGTGTCTGGCACAGTAATTACGCTGACTAATCAGACTGCACCAGAATTTACTGACATACCGTCGTGGGCCAAGCGGATTACGTTGAATTTTTCTGGTGTGAGTACAAACGGTACTGCGCCGCCTTTGATCCAACTTGGTGACTCAGGTGGGTATGAAACAACGGGTTATGCAGGTTCAAATACTGTTGTTGCTGTTGGTACTGCTCAAGCACTTTTTACAACTGGGTTTGGAATAGGTGTTAATACATCAAATTGGGCTAGTACAGTTATTGTGAATGGCTCAATAACCATTAGCTTACTTAATAGTGCTACAAATACTTGGGCTGCTTCCGGTTCAGTAGGAAGAAGCGACGCAGCAGCTTCTACATACTTTACGTCAGGTAGTAAAGCATTATCGGCAACACTAGACCGAGTTCGCCTTTACATCGATGGAACGCAGTTTTTCGACGCTGGAACTATTAACATCATGTGGGAGTAACGAATGACACGCGCAGTTAATACAGCGTTAGCCGGATCAGGCGGGGTGTTGCAGGTTGTGAGCACGACCAAGACAGATACGTTTTCTTCTTCGGCTACGGCTTATACAGATATAACAGGCTTGTCACTTAGCATTACCCCTACAAGTGCTTCCAGCAGAATACTGTTGATTGCAGCAGTGTCTGCGATTGAGGGTGCGTCCAACAGCCTTTACCTTCGGTACGTAAGAAATAGCACTGCAATTGGTATTGGTGCGGCGGCGGGATCAAGAACTCAGGCTACCTCTGGTTTTAGATACCCGTCTAGTGATGCAGGCGGGATGGGTTCGGTGACCATGGTTTTTACTGACTCACCTGCGGATACTTCCGCCATAACATACAAAATACAAGTTGGCATCCAAGGCGGAACTGCTTATATAAACCGTAGCCCTGATGATTTGGATGTTGCGGGCAGGGGGCGTTACGTTTCAACCATAACTGCAATGGAGATAGCAGGATGAATCATGATGCTATTCGCGCTCTATACCCTAACGTAGTCACAATCGATGACAGCACAGGCGCGTTCGACGCGCAGGGTAACAAGGTTGAGATTGACGAAGCCGCAGTCAATGCGTGGGTAAACCCTAACGCTTACAAGTACCAACGCGCAGCAGAGTACCCGTCATTCGCCGACCAATTCGATCTTCTCTACCACGGCGGCTATGACGCATGGAAAGCTGCGATTGATGCAGTCAAGACAAAGTATCCGAAACCGGAGTAAGACATGGCATTAACACAAGTTCAATCAGGAATGCTGGCAAGCGGTGTGCCAACGCGGGCGCAGTTGCCCGCTGGGTGTGTGTTGCAGGTTGTGAGTACGACTAAGACAGATACGTTTACGCATAACAACGGCTATACATTTACAGACGTTACTGGAGCTTCGGTAATAATTACGCCCACATCTGCAACAAGTAAAATTTTGGTGTCTTACAGTTGTTCGCTGTCTCAAAGCGCATCTTCCGGGACATATGGTTTATATACTCGCGTAACAAGAAACAGCACGGTTATTGTACAGGGGGATGCGCGTGGTTCTACTGTACGTGCTGCTACGGCGATGCCAATAGGTAATTATAATTACTCTGCGCAACATTTTTTCCAGTATCTGGACAGCCCCTCTTCTACATCAGCGTTGACATATCAGTTGCAAGTAGCGGTTGAATCAGGATCACAAATAATTGTTGGTGGTTCATGGCAAAGCGGTTCTGTGGTTAATGCTTCAACACCAACAATAATCACAGTCATGGAGATCGCGGCCTAACCATGCTATTCGCTGACAGCGCGTTTTGTACTACCCCATTTGCTACGGCGGCTGCACGTACATGGCAAGTTGCGCTCAGTGAAACGGCAGAGGCTACGGACTCTATCGTTGGGGTATCCACAATTCCAGTCAGCATAAGCGAAACAGCAGAAGCCCAAGACTCTGTGGTGGGTGTATCCACCATCCCGGTCAACATCGCAGAGACTGCCGAAGTATCAGACTCAGTAGCCAACACCAACGACGCAGTTGCAGCCATTGCTGAGATATTGGAAGGTGTGGAGTCTGTAGCAGCCCAGCTTGACGCTGTGGCAAACATTGACCCCTACGCGCAGGTGTCTGAGACGATTACGACTGCCGGGTCTGTCTTTAGTGACGTGTGCGCCGAAGTCTCTGACGCAGTAGATATTGTGACCAACACGGCGGTGATGCCAGTTAGCCTGTCTGAGACAGCAGAAGTAGATGACTCCGTTGCCAACACCGTGGACGCTGTAGCTTTCGTATCGGAAACTGGATCAGCCGTTGCGTCGGTTGCCAATAACCTCATTGCAGTTGCCATCGTTGCAGAGACAGCCCAAGCATTTGACTCCATCGTTCAGCGCCTGTTGTGGGAACTGATTGACGATAACCAGACGGTGAACTGGCAGGTAATTAACTCAAACACGAACTCTGGCTGGGTAGTGATTGACACAGACACACCACCGGGCTGGACTAAGATAGATACGATCTGATATGGACAGAACCAAAATAGCCGCGCTCACCTTGTCCGCCCTTGCGCTGGTGGGGATTGTCTCGCATGAAGGTTACAACGACGATGCGTATATCCCGATTCCGGGCGACGTGCCAACGATTGGTTTTGGCACGACGGAAGGTGTAAAGATGGGCGACAAGACCACTCCGATTAAAGCCTTGAAGCAAGCTATGCGGGATGTGCAGCGGTTCGAAGGTGCAGTCAAACAATGTGTCAAAGTGCCCCTGTATCAGTACGAATACGATGCTTATATCAGTCTGTCTTACAATATCGGGTCGGGTAACTTCTGCCGGTCCACGCTGGTGAAGAAACTCAATGCCCAAGACTACGAGGGTGCCTGCAAAGAAATACTGCGTTGGGACCGGGCGCAGGGGCGTGTTGTTAGGGGGCTAACGCTCCGTCGTCAGGAGGAGTACAAACAATGTACCGGGACGTTATAATTCTACTAATAGTATTGGCTGTCGGTTTTTTGACAGGGTGGAAAACACAGGGCTGGCGTTTAGGCAACGAAATAGCGACAATACAGGCAAAGCACACGGACGAACTTGCCAAGATTGAAAAGGCGGCGCGGGACACGGAAACTAAGTATCGGGAGCAAGAACAGCGGCTGGTAGCCTCTGCCGCCCAAGCGCAGGAGAAACGCAATGTGGAAGTCGCTGGTATTAACCGTAAGCTCAACGCTGCTCTTGGTGAGCTGCGCAACCGCCCCGAAAGAATCGTTACCATCCCCACCAGCATTGAAGTGCCCGGTGCCCCCACCGCTTGTGCTGGAACGACCGGTTCGGAATTGGCAAGGGGAGATGCAGAATTTCTTGCAGGGTACGCTGCCGACGCAGCCAAGCTCGAAGCCGAACTAAACAAATGCGAAGCTGCGTATAACGCACTAAGAAACTAAAGGAAAACTTATGCCAAGTACCTACTCACCCGATCTACGGATCGAACTCATAGCCAACGGTGAAAAGTCCGGTACATGGGGCACGATCACCAACGACAACCTCGGGGTCATTATCGAGGATGCTATCTCTGGCTTGGCATCGGTATCAGTACTAAGCGCAAACCAAGCGTTGACCGCGCTTAATGGCGCGGCTGATCAGTCGCGATGTGCAGCCGTTTCTTTGACTACAACGACTACAGCCCCGTTTAGTGTTTATGTACCCCCGGTCACAAAGCTCTATGTCGTCCAAAACGCGTCAAGCTACACCGCTACCATCTACGCGAGTACGGTGCTGGGTAACACCACAGCAGCAGGTTCAGGTACAGCCATCCCTGCGGGTAAATCAGTGCTTGTACGCTGCGACGGCACCAACGTGTTTGACCAGTTCAACCATGTAGTAAACAACATGAGCTTTGGCGGTAACGTCTCGGTTGCGGGTAATGCCACTGTGACTGGTAACCTAACTGTTTCGGGCAACATACCATCACCTACTCTAACGGGAACCCCGATTGCGCCCACGGCTGTTGCGGGCACTAATACAACACAGATTGCTACAACGGCTTTTGTACGTACAGAAGTTGGCACTGCTCTGCAAGACCCCGGCTCCAATGGTGTGCTGGTGCGCACTGCTGCGGCCACTACAACAGCTAGAACAATCACTGCGGGTACCGGTATATCTGTAACAAACGGTGATGGTGTATCTGGGAACCCAACAATCACTAATACAGGTGTTACATCTGTTAATGGATCAACTGGCGCGGTTACTGTAAGCTCTATTGGTGTCGGGCAGACTTGGCAAAACCCTAGCCGTTCTTTAAATACGCAGTATACGAATTCAACAGGTAAACCCATCATGGTTACTTGTTCTGCTAGAGCGCAGTCTGGTACGTATGCTTCCGCTTATGTAGACGGGGTTCTGGTACACCATTCAACCACAATTGATTGCTGCGGTGTAGCGCAAATATCATTTTTCCCGTTTTCGTTTATTGTCCCCGCAGGATCTACATATCAGATTAACGGTAGCTTTGGATACAGTGTTTGGGCGGAACTGCGATGATCCTTCCAAGTAAAGAAATTATTGCTCAACGGCTGAGTATATGCGTTGCCTGTGACAGGCAAAAAGACATGAGTGCAGACCCGCTGTACTTCTTTGTTGATATGGCGGGGAAGCTTATACCAGACGCACCTAAAACAATGTGCACGGAATGCTCATGTCCTATATGGGTGAAAGTGCGTTTTGTTACTAATAGCTGCCCTCTGAACAAGTGGAAAGAATGATATGCCACTACAAAAACTTCAGTTTCGCCCCGGCGTAAACCGCGAAGGCACGACGCTCTCTAACGAGGGAGGCTGGTACGACTGCGACAAGATTCGCTTCCGCTCTGGATACCCCGAGAAGATTGGCGGCTGGGCTGCTATTTCTTATAACACCTTCCTTGGTGTGTGCCGGTCGTTGTGGAATTGGGTAACGCTGAAGCAATATAACTTAGCAGGTGTTGGTACTAACTTAAAATTTTATGTTGAGGACGGTGGTGACTATTACGACATCACGCCACTACGCGAGATAAACGGCAACACGCCCTCTGCTGGCCCGCCTGTGGTCAATGCTTCCACAATTACACTTACTGCCAGTGGCACAACGCTAACCATATCTGACAGCGCAGCGGACAGCTTACAGGCTAATGACTTCGTAACTATTGCTGGTGCCGGTGCAATTGGCGGTGTGAACGTGAATGGTGAGTACCAGATTACTGAAGTTCTCACAGGCACCACCTACACAGTTACATTAGCTACCCCAACAACAGGGTCTAATGCCGCTGCGACAATCACGCTTGCCTATCAGATCAATACTGGCTTTGCTACGTATACTATCGGCACTGGCTGGGGTACTGGCCCTTGGTCTCGTGGTGTGTGGGGTTCAGGTTTTACAACGGGCTTCGGCTTGCAGTTGCGCCTCTGGAGTCAGTCAAACTTTGGCGAAGACTTGCTGTTTTCTCCACGCGGCGGCGCGTTGTACCTATGGCAGCCCGGTAGTGGCGCAACCCCTGCATACGGAACTCGCGGGACTTTGGTGTCTGGCTTGGATGTCCCATCCGAAATTAACCAGATTATGGTGTCGGACACCTCACGAATTGTGATTGCATTCGGGTGCAGCGACTACGGTGCATACGGCACGGCTGATTTTGACCCACTGCTCATTCGTTGGACAGAGCAAGAGAGCTATACAAACTGGACTCCGGCAGCAACAAACCAAGCGGGTAGTTATCGCTTGTCACACGGTTCAGAAATTATCGGCGCGATGCAAACCCGCCAAGAGATCGTGGTGTGGACGGACGCTGCTATTTACTCGATGCAGTATCTTGGGCCACCGTTTGTCTACGGCTTCACTTTGCTTGCTGACAATATTTCCATCGTCTCTCCCAATGCTATGGCAACCGCTGCTGGCGTCGTGTACTGGATGGGCGTCGATAAGTTTTACATCTATTCTGGTCGGGTAGAGACGCTACCCTGCTCGGTGCGTCAGTTCATCTTCAACGACATTAACCGCGACCAAGAGGCGCAATTCAACGCTGGCACCAACGAAGGTTACTCAGAAGTCTGGTGGAACTACTGCTCAAAGAACTCGACTGTCATAGACCGTTACGTCATTTTTAACTATCTGGACCGGGTATGGTATTACGGTACGTTAGACCGTACGGCTTGGCTGGACTCTCCGCTGCGTCAGTTCCCTATGGCTGCAACTGCTGGGAATATTCTTGTGTATCACGAAGCGGCAGTGGACGACGGCAGTACTAACCCACCTAGCCCGATTAATGCGTACATACAGTCTTCAGACTTTGATATTGGCGACGGGCACAACTACGGATTTGTTTGGCGCATCGTGCCAGATATTACGTTTGACGGGTCAGATACCACGGGTGCTACAAGCGATAAGCCGTTTGTCACTTTCACAGTAAGACCGAAGCAAAACCCCGGCTCTGCGTATGGCGTGGCAGCAACTCCGAATGTAACCTCAGCGCAGAGTTACGCTGGTCAGACTACCTACAACGTGCAGCAGTTCACGGAGATTGTGTATAGCCGGGTGCGTGGCAGACAGATGGCGTTCAAGGTTGAGTCAAATAGTATTGGCACTCAGTGGCAGTTGGGTGTCCCCCGTATTGATGTTCGTCCTGATGGCCGCAATTGATGGCTGGCAGAGACAAACTTGATGTCACAAAAGCCCCGGCGCTTCCGTTTGCGCCGGTTCAGTACGATCGCTCCTATTCGGACACCACCCACAACATCCTGCGGCAGTACTTCAATACGCTGGACAACGTAACAGGCCAGCTTCTATCAAACGCTGGCGGGCACTTCCTGACATTCCCCCACATAGCAGCGCAGGACTCGACGGATCAATATGCAACCGCCACGAACGTAGCGACCAAAGTTTTGTGGACCGCATTAGATTCGCAACTGGGTTTCACGCTCAACCCAAACAGTACTGCCACTCCGACGTATAGCGGGGTGTATAAGATTGACTATAGTTTACAAGTTTTTAACACCGCGTCGCAAATTCACGAGCTGTATGTCTGGCTGCAAGTAAACGGCGTTAATGTCCCCGGCTCAACTAGCATTTTTTCAGTTCCGGAGCGTCACGGTGGTGTTGATGGTGCGATGGTTGCGTACTCTAGCGTTACTTTTTTGATGACCGGCGGCGACGAGGTAGCTTTATATTGGGCAACAAACCAAGCGGCAACTTCAGGCGGTGGCACTGGGGTATACCTACACGAGTCTCCAGCTCAGACGATTGGTACGCCACCAAACACCGCTTCCCTACCCAGTACTCCCTCAGCTATCGGGTCAATTGTGTTTGTTAGCGGGGTGGTCTAATGGCTGACGAGTGTCGTGAAACCCTGTACGAAGATGAGGACGTATGCTTCCTCTGTGACCACTTGGTTGAGCTTGGTAAGGTGGCGCTGCACTTGAACATAACGCCGGGGGCTTGGTCACCCTCCAAGTTTAAGAAATACCGTAGCATTTTTACTAACAAAATAATACCGTATCTAAAGCCTCGCTATAGCGAAGTGTATGCAACACCGTTTGAAAATGATATAAAAGCTCAGAAACTTATTACAATGTTCGGATTACACGCGTACGGGCGAAACATGGGTCTCGTACTGATGAAGAAGGAGATTTAACATGCCTGCTTTGATTCCTGCCGCCGCTGGTGCCTCGGCTCTTGGGGCTGGTGCCGCTGTTGGTGCTGGTATTGGTGGTGCTGCTCTTGGAACTGGTCTTGCTGCTGGTGCAGCTCTAGCGGGCGGTGCGGCGCTGCCGGGTATTCTAGGTGGGATGGGCGCGTTAGGTGGCGCAGGTGCTACAGGTGCTGCGTTGGGCGGTGCTGCTCTTACTCCTGCTGTTGCTTCTCTTGCCCCCGCCGCTACGGCACAAGCCATGGGCCCTACGATGCTGCAGGCTTCGCTCCCCGGCATAACTGGGGGCGGTGTCGCTCCGGGCGCGTTTGGCGCTAATTTAGCGGGTGCTGCTACTCCGGGAATGACTGGCGGGCTGGCTAGTGTCGCTAATCCGTCCTTTGCCTCTCAACTTGCGGCGGCGCAACAACAGGCGGCACAAACCGCAGCGGGGTTAGGTTCAAAGACCACAGGGTACGCCGCTCAGCAAGGGCAGGCACTTGCATCTCAACAAGCTCCCAACCTCGCAGGGCAAATGCAAACCGCCCAACTTAAAAGCGCGGGTTCGGCGGCGCTCCCAGCGGATACATCGGCTATGTCTGGTGTTATGCCCGGTGAAGGCTTCATGCAGAATCTTGGCAATCTGATACAGAACCCCAGCATACAGGGTGTAAAGGACTACGCTACTGAGCACCCCTACGCTACCAGTGCAATGGCGGGGCTTGGCGCGATGGGTGTAACGAAGCTGATGCAACCGTCAAAGGTTAAGACGCCTGAGTCTAATGCAATGATCCGGCCTTATGAATTTGACTACAACGCGACCGGCGCTGCATATGAACCGGGGGGTTCGACCAGTGAGCGAATGTATTTCAACCCTACTTATACTGCCGGGGAACCCTACAGAGCCACTGAAAAAGCTGAAGGTGGTATTGCTTCTGCATACGCAGTGGGTGGTCCAGTTGAGCAAATGGCGGCAATGAATGCTGTCGGGTCAAACACAGGCTACCCAATGGCCGGGATTAACACACCTGTGTATTCAAACCCATTAATGCAGCGCCCTGAAGCTACTAACGTGATCGCGCCAAGCGCCGATGCTGGGGTGGGTGCTTACTCAGGAGAACCACGCTTTGCCGAGGGTGGAGAAGCAAAAACTGAAGGGGGCTATAAGTATTCGTTTGACCCTCAAACATTGCAGTTTACGCAGCTAAGTGTGCCTACTATCATACCAAGTCGCGGGGTTATCGGCGGTGCTATGGGCATGAGCGGTGTTGGGTATGCGGCACCCACACCACAACCAGTAAAGAACTCAGGCACTAAGATTTCTGGTGGTATTGCTACCCCGGCTATGGGGCCCGCGCAAGCGCAGCAAGCAGCGCCTATAAACATCCCTGCGTACCAGTCGCCTGAACAACAGCTGGGGCTCGGCGGATTCTACGACTACATGAACCAACAACTTGCTGGATACGGCGGTTACGGTGGTTACGCTAGAGGTGGTAACGTCGGTGGTGAGGCTAACCTTGGTGATTACTCTGATGGTGGACGACTCTTGAAAGGGCCCGGTGATGGAGTTTCGGATTCTATCCCTGCTGTTATTGGCAAGCGCCAGCCTGCTCGTCTTGCTGATGGTGAGTTTGTGGTTCCCGCACGTATTGTTTCCGAACTCGGCAACGGTTCAACTGAGGCCGGTGCCCGTAAGCTCTACGCGATGATGGACCGAGTACAAAAAGGGCGTCGTAAATCAGTGGGGAAAGGTAAGGTTGCAGTAGATAGCAAATCTGAAAAGCATCTGCCTGCATGAAAATACAACACGTACACCTAGACTACGTAAACCAAGTCTGGCCCAAGGCTGAAGACTATATTCGCTGGGCACTGGACTACCAGACTGATTACACGATTGAGCACGTCAAAGTATTTATAGCTACAGGGGCATGGACTCTTGTGGTTGCTGTAGACGAAGCAGGAGAGATTAAAGGTGCGTCTGCAGTGCAGTTTTTTAACCGCCCGAACGACCGGGTTGCGTTTGTTGTGGCTATGGGTGGCAAGTTAATATCTAGCAAGGATACGTTCCAGCAGTTTTCTGACTTGCTTAAAGCGTTTGGCGCAACCGCTATTGAAGGCGCTGCCAGAGAGTCCATCGCACGTTTGTGGAAACGTTATGGGTTCGAGGAAAAGTATAGGATCGTAGGGGCAAAATTATGATTATCCGTAATAAATTCAACGGCTATATCGGCGGCAATAACAGACTTTACCCCGGCGGCGGAGGTAGTAGTCAACCCCAAAGCACTACACAAACCACAACGACGATCCCTGAGTATGCTCGGCCCTATGTCGAACGCATGCTGGGTAAGGCCGAGGCTTTTTCAGAGTCTCCATATCAGGCATATGG